ATAATTATAATCTGAATAATCTGCAAAATTTGAATGTATTATATCCCATATTTTTGACTTGTTCTTACTATTCTTACTATTCTTACTATTCTTACTATTATTCTTACTATTCTTACTATTCTTACTATTCTTACTATTCTTACTATTCTTACTATTCTTACTATTCTTACTATAATACGCTGTTCCGGTTTTATATACAAATTCCATAGCTTTTATATGACATATAACAATAACAGTGGTAATTATTGCAAATGTACTATAATCTATTTCCATATTTATATAATATAGCTAAAAAAATAATCAAGCAAAAACTTACTTATTTCTTATTTAATAACCATTTCATAAAATTGTTATCTACAGAAATTTTAGTAATTAATGAACTTGCTTTATTGATTTTATCCCATGAATTAACAAACTTTGGAAATTCTTTTGGATAACTATGAATGTATTCGTCACCATCTTCTATTACCCATGAATCTGTATTTACAGGTTCTTTACCCTTATCTTTCTTATCCATATTTAATGATTGCTTCATAACATTCTCTTTCATTAATTCATTTGTCTGATATACATTCTCTTTACAGTTAATTAAGCGCTGCTCAACAATACTATTATCGATGACTAGATCCTTTTCAGGTATATCTTTATCTATAAATTCAATTAACTCTTCTGTCGATATTCTAAAAGATGGATTAATAGTCAACAATCTTTTTAATAAACTCTTGATTCTAGAATCGATTGTTTTTTTTTTATCTATATTTTTATGTAAATCTATTTGAGTAGTTGCTTTTGAAAAAAATGCCTTTAAATCATGAATATCATATATATCTGAAAATGGCAATATATTAAATATTAATTCGTATAAACATATACCATAACTCCACAAATCAACTTTTTTATCATAAAATTTTACATGATTTAAAATAACTTTATCCGAAATTAATTGTTCAAATTCTTCTATATTTAAAATCATTTCAGGAGCCATATAATATGGTGTACCGCATAATTTATAATACTTTCTTTTTAACGCACTTGTACTAAAATCAAAATCACTTATACTTAAACTATCATTTAACTTGCAATCTAAATCAAAACATGCAAATCCAAAATCACTTAATTTAAATAAGAACTGATTATCCTTATCTTTTTTTACTAAAAAATTATGCAACTTTATATCTCTATGTATTATATTTAAACTATGAACATAAGAAATCGCATTTACAGTATCCTTTAAAAATTGTCTAATAAAAGACCCTTCGAAACCATTAAACGTATTTCTTAATCTAAAATCATTTAGTTTGTAATCTTTTAAAATATTATACAAATCACCATATTGACAATATTCCATTTTAATATAATATATCTGGTCTTTAGTATCATATGAAAAATACTTTATAATATTATTATGATTCAATTTATTCAAGACCTCTATTTCACTATCTATTAAATCTCTCAATCTCTTATAATAATATTCTTCTTCTGAATCCAATTGTTGTAATAATACTTTATTGGTAGTATTATAAGGAGTTATACTCACACTTTTAATTCCAGATGCATCTGTTTCTGTATCATGTTTCAATAAATGTTTCGTGTTACGCATCTCTAATCTAGATTTTTTAACATACTTCTTTACTAAACTATCCAAGTTTATCTCCTTTATAATGAATAAATCTTCTTCATCTTCATCTTTATCATCGTATATACCACTTAACATCAATAAACTAGAATTCAACCTTTTTCTTCTGCATAAATGTACATTTGAAAAAGACCCTTTTCCAATTTGATTAATAACATTATAGTCGTTCATACTCTATTATAACTAAATAAAAAAGTTTTTTTAACTTGTATTGTTTTTAGAATTGAAAAAATTAGTTACACTCTTATATCCAATCTCTATTAATTTATGTTTTTCAGAAGCAGTTAATGAAAAATTAACACTTTGTGTAATATCTTCTGTATGTATATATACAGTACAATTCTTAAACTCTTCAGTTCTTGTTGTATGTTTCTCTTTTTGTACCATATAACAACTTAAAATATGATATATATAACTTTCAATATCATCTATACGCTCATCTACATCATGATTATCCATCTCTCCGTGATTTATTAACTTGAAGCCCAAAAAATTACTTAAATCACTACCAAACACTTCTATAGGATAATTATCAATCAATCCGCCATCTACATGAATATCACCCTCAAATTCGTTTATAGTAAATAAAAACGGCACACTTATTGACATTCTTATAGCATCTAATACCTTTACATCAGGTGTCTCTAAATAATTAAACTTTTTATAACAATACTTGTTCAAATTTGTAGCCATAATTTGAAAATCTACACTATTTAAATCATACAACTCCTTCAATGTTATACTCGGATTAACTCCCTTTTTAATCATCAAGGATTGTATCCAGGATATTAAGTTTACACCACTATCTAAACCATACTTGCTTACAAAATTCATAATTCTAATATCCTTAAGCTGCTCAAATTTTTTATTCAATACTTCTTGCAACATTTCTGTATATGTATAATTTAATAAATATATCAAACTAAAAATAGTACCAACCGACACAGCACATATAGTCTTAATATTAAACAAAGGTATGTCACATTTACTAGCATCAAAGTCTGGTGTAGCTTCCTCTATCCTTCTTTCGTATATCATTTCTTCTATTTTTCTAAATACCCCAACATACGCTATACCCTTTATAGCACCTCCACTAAAAGCAAGTTTATTAATTTCCATTTAGGTTATACTTACAATAATAATCTATAATTTTATTGTAAATCAAACGACATTCAAAAAGACCTGAACTTTAACGAGGCAGTAAGCCTCCGTGTGTGTGAACACAACCACCAACTCAGAAATTAAACTTTTTACTATATATTTCTCTTACATTAAATGATTTTTCTATCATATCTAAATCATTCATATGCATAATTAATTTATGCTCTTGATCAATACCTAAATGAATCAAAATATATTTCCATTCAATTAAGCCTCTATAATATATAAAATATCTTATCTCTTTTGTAATATCTTTTATATATATATCATTCGTATCCATTATACAACAATGATTGATTAAAGTTATATTATGTGGATGATATATTTTACATGCATCGTTAAAATTATAGAGATTATCTTCAATAGCCTTAAATTTATAATACTTATTATTATATTTATACCAATATTCATATACCGAATAATCCATATTAGATGTAATATGATTATAGGTTTTACTATAAATATATTTAGGCAGTATCATTATGCATTTTTTAGACATATACAGATAAAGTTGTATACATACTATTAATAATCTATATAAACTTACTTTTATATATCCTAATAATATATTAGATATCATGATTTAAACATAATATACTATTAATTTTAAATAAATATAAATATATATATAATATGGATTTCTCACAATTTTTAGTTCAAAATCCTGGCATGATGTTACCAAAAACTAACACTCCAAAGCAGAACTGCTCCTCAACTGCGTTGCCAGAAGGTAAAGAACAAATAAAAAAGGAAAAAGATACAAAGCCTAAAGAGCAAAAACAACCAATTAAAAAATTAAAGGACAATACCTTTCATGTAAAATTAAAAAATATTATAGAAGAGGAACCTCCAATGGAACTTCAATATCAAGAATTTAAAAGAGGTGATTTTGTTACTATTCAACGATTAGAAAATAGTGATTTAAATATTTATAAAGGATATTTTGGTCAAATTAAAGAATATAGACAAATTAGTAATTCAGCGTATGTTATACTAGAGGCAATGAATTATCCAATACCAATTAACTTTCCAGTGGGGCATTTAGTTCACAGAACAAAATTTTTCGCAATTTTACAGGACTAATTGTGCTTGAATTATAAAAAAATTTTTTATTGCCTTATACTATATATGAGTATAAATTTACCAAAAGGAATAGATTATAGTAAATATTATGGAAATTCTGGCGCAGATACACACTCGTGGGGACCAGCTGCATGGAAATTCTTATTTACTAGCATCATGGGACGTTATCCAATTAAAATTAATACAAATAATAGTGAACATATAATTATTAAAAATAGTTTTAAAAATATGTTTACTGGTCTTCAAATAGTCATGCCATGCATCTATTGTAGAGATTCTTTTAAAAAATTTTTACTTGATCTCCCTATTGAACCATACCTCATTGGTAGAATTGAACTAATGTATTGGTTATATTTAATGAAAGACAAGGTAAATAACAAACTCATAGGTCAAGAAAGAAAATGTTATACAGACGAAAAGCGTAAACTTAAGGCATTATTTTATACTGGAGGTATTACAGAAGATGAATATTATAAACGTATCAAGGCATTCAAAAAAGAAACATTTCATACTATCACGTCACCCCCATTTAAAGAAGTATTAGACCAATATGAAAGTCTACGAGCAATATGCTCGGATAAAGCAAAAACATGCGCTTTACCTAAAAAATAATTTATAAATTATATTTAATTCATTCGCATTTGTCATTGTCAAATTCATTTAACACATATCTAATTTTACACATGTTTAACGCATTTATATTATTTAATTCTTCTGCTTTTTTATTATAAGATTTTGCTGCATCTATTTCATCTACAAAAGTTCCACAATCAATTCTTTTACCATTATGTTTGATATATGCTCTAAATTTATTAGAATCATTTCTAACAGATACACCTACAAATCTACTATATTTTTTAATTTTAGATATTTCTAATTCATGTATATGATTCTTTTCATTAGTTACAAAGTTAGAAATATCATTAAGTTTATATTTAGTATCAACATGATTATTAAAATACAGGGCTTGTTCATTATAGACTTTGGCACATTCTATATCACTTGTATTTTTTAATAATTTATAACTCTTTTTTTTATATTGGATACTTGCTTCAAAAATTTGTTTAGATTTTATAAAATATACTCCATTATAATTCGATGATTTATTTTCTAATTTCACTTTATTGATTTCTTCAGGTATATTCCTGGGATTCTGTACATAATTTCCAACATTGTTTAATTGATAATTTGAATTACCAGTTGTATTAAGATAACTCGCATAATCATTATAAACAATTGCTGCTTCTAATTCTGTAGAATAATATCCTAAAAATAAGGTATCATTATTTTTTGTTAATCTCGACGTCCATTTATTTTGTTGAATAGACCATGAAACACCATTGTAATTGCTTAATTTATCTTTTTTACTTAGGAAATTATTATTTGTAAATTTTACAGATTTTTCAAAATTAATATCTTCTTCTTTAATATCTTGTAAATTATTTGGAATAGTAAGTGAGTAATCTCTAAAAGAATTGTAATCTATAAAATCATATTTATCTGTATATAAAATACTATTTTTAATTGTATAAATAGCATAATTTAATTCAGTCTCATTACATAAATAAAACCACTCATTGCGTTTTTTTATTCGAAATGGCTCTAATAATGTATGAATTATTTTTTCAGCATATCTCATATTTTTTGATTTAAACATATCAACCATTTTTAATGATTTTTGACTAGAACTTATATTTAACGTAATTAAACGTCTGTCAGGATTTTCACCAAGACCAATCTTATAAGCACCCACACTTGCAATATCTTTAATTAAATAGATATATCCCGGTTTTACGCTAAAACCTTCTGTTTCAGGCTTCATAATCAATTGTTCAATCTTTTTATCTTTCTCTTGTAATTCTATTTGATGTTGCTTAGAACTCTCTTGTAAGAGAGTTTCTTTCTCTAACAACATTTTTTCATTCTCTTGTAATTCTATTTGATGTTGCTTAGAACTCTCTTGTAAGAGAGTTTCTTTCTCTAACAACATTTTTTCATTCTCTTGTAATTCTATTTGATGTTGTTTTTCCTTTTCTTCCAATTGCCTCTTTAACTCTGCACTTTCATTAAATATTATGTCGTCAAGAATATTTCCCGCCCATTTTCTGAATTTCTTAGCTATTTCTTTTTTAGAATTGTAAAGTAATCTGTAAACACCTTGACTGGTTAAAAATGTAGTATCTTGTTCACATCCACGTAGGTCGTAAGCTTTCCTTACGACCTGTTCATCTTCATCATAATTTTGAATTGATGCTCTAATATTTGTTAAATTTAACGCCTTTCCTATATCAGATGCTTTAAAATAATATACCTTTTTATTATTAATATCTTCATGTAATATTGCTATAGGATTGTTTTCAAAGGCCTTAACTATACAGTTGTTATCCGTTTTGATTTCCTCATTCATTTTCTTAATGTCGTAAAGTGTTTATATCCTATATATTTAAATATCTTTAAATAAGTTTTTAAAATAAAACGCATTTAAATTAATTAAAAGTAATCGATAAACACCTTGAGAACTTAAAAAGGTTGTATTTTGTATGTTCATTTGGGGTCATAGGCTTTACGTATAACCCTCTCATCGTCATCATAGTTTTGAATAGTTGAACGTATGTTTACTATACCTAATGCTTTTCCTATGTCGGATTCTTTAAAGTAGTAAATTTTTTTATTATTAATATCTTCATGTAATATTGCTATAGGATTATTTTCAAATGCTTTAACTATACAGTTGTTATCTTCTTTAATTTCTTCATTCATTTTTAGATGTTATAGTTGGTTTATATCCTATATTTTTAAATTAATTAGAAGATGTATTGTATTTAGTTTCCAATTTCAAGGAAACGACGGTTAGATCCAACTGGTTGTTCGAATGAACTGTTGTTAAATGGACCGACTTCTTGCTTTGGAATTGGTGGACA